GTAGTGGTGCCCCCGTTGGTCGGGCATCGGGTGACATTCCACCTGGCACCAAAAACCCGTTTGCCAAAGAAACCTTTAACCTTACCGAACAATCAAGGCTGTATAAAACAGACCGCGATATGTATGAAAGGTTGAAAGCTGCAGCTTCACGCTAAACTTTTTGTGAAGGCAAAGCTACGCGGAGCCAGAACGGGTTACGCCCACACCGTAAACATCATTTCTGAGGTTCTTTATCATGGCGACCCTTCGCTCTGATATTATCATCCCAGAAATTTTCACCCCTTACGTTTCAGAACAGACCACCCAGCGTGATGCCTTCCTGGCTTCCGGTGTGGTGCAGCCAATGGCTGAGCTGAACGCCACTGAGGGTGGAGATTTCGTAAATATCCCATTCTGGAAAGCCAACCTGACTGGGGATTTTGAAGTTCTGTCTGACAGCACTTCGCTGACCCCCGGTAAGATCACTGCCGACAAGCAAGTTGGCGTGATTTTGCACCGTGGTCGTGCATTTGAGGGCCGCGATCTTGCTGCTCTGGCTGCAGGTGCTGACCCCATGGCTGCCATCGGCAGCAAGCTGGGTGAGTACATCGCCAATCAGCGTCAGAAAGATCTGATTGCTTCGCTGCAAGGTGTGTTTGGTTCGCTGAACGCTAACACCAGTGCATCTGCTTTCTTTGATCTGACGATTGACTCTGAAAGCGGTGACACCCCCACTGCACTGAGCCCCCGCCACATTGCGGAAGCCCGTGCAATCCTGGGTGATCAAGGCGAAAAACTGGCCGCCATTTGCATGCACAGTAAGGTGTTTTATGACCTTATTGAGCGCCGTGCTGTTGATTATGTTGCCGCTGGTGACACCAACGCTGGTGCTACTGCATCTGGTGGTTCAATCGCCGCCGCCTACGGTGAAGTTAACGTGCCCACATACATGGGTCTGCGTGTGATTGTGTCTGACGATGTGGAAACCGCTGGTTCTGGCGCAACCACTGAGTATGCCACCTATCTCTTCACTCAAGGTGCTGTTGCTTCTGGTGAGCAACAGGGGCTGACCATCGAGCAGGACCGCGATATACTCGCGAAATCCGATGCACTAAGTTTTGACGCTCATTTTGTGTATCACCCCGTTGGTGCTAAGTGGGCCGTCACTGACGCAAACCCCGATCGCACCGCTCTGGCAACTGCTTCTAACTGGAGCAAAGTGTACGAAACCAAGAACATTGGTATCGTGCGTGCCACCAACGTTAGCAACATGGACTGAGGAGGTAACTAATCATGGCTAGTTCTTTTGAGGTCTCTGCTGGTAAGGCAATCGGCTACGTCTCTGGCGGTGCCGTAACCCAAGCCACCGACAAAACCACTGGCGTCACCCTGAATAAGCCCTGTGGTCAAATCACCATGGCTGCTGGCAGCATTGCTGCTGCTGGTGAAGCATCTTTCACTGTCACCAACAGTGAAGTTGCTGCCACCGATGTGGTGATGGTTTGCATTGGCTCTGGCGGTACTTCTGGTGCCTATTCCGTTGGCGTTACTGCCGTCGGCGCTGGTAGCTTTGAAGTGACCGTGAGCAATCTGACCGGTGGCGGTTTGGATGAAGCCCTGGTGCTGAACTACGCTGTCATGAAGTCTTCTGCTTCCTGACAATGGGTATGTTCGCTTTCAGGCGAATGCGTGAACGGGAGGTTGCCTCTAATGAGGCAGCCTCTTTTTCTATTGCTGAGCCTAAAATTACAGAAGAACCAAAGCCAAAACGGCGGCGGACTGTAAAGCCAAAGCTGGAGAAGGTTGATGGCGATCACACTTGATGCAACTGCAGGTGGTGCTAGCGCCAACACTTATCTAACGCTTGCAGACGCGGAGCTTTTAATTGAAGGCTTGGTTGAAAATGATGATGTTGTTGCCTGGGGCACTGCAACAACAGATCAAAAGAATCGTGCGCTTTACACCGCAGCCCAACGACTTGATCGTGAACGGTATCTTGGCGCGAGAGCAACTGACACCCAGGCACTGCAATGGCCGCGCACTGGTGTTCGCAAGCCGGATACCTACATCAACACTTATTCAGTTGGTTTTCCGTTCAGGATTACCACGGACTATTTCACCGACACTGAAATCCCGGATCAAATTCAAAAGGCACAAGCCGAGCTAGCCGTTTACCTGAACAACAACAAAGACGGTTTAGGGCTGAGCGGTCTTGACGATTACAAGAATGTTCAGATTGGCAGCTTGAACGTAACGCCTAATCAGTTTGGTGCTGTGGGTGCTGATCGTATCCCCCCAATGGTTGAACGGTATTTGATTGGCCTTAGAATCAGTGGACCGGGCAACATTGCTATCAAGCGGAGCTGATTATGGGTTACGCCTACCCTGGATCTGAATATATTTCAGACACAGCGGCTCACACTGGCCGATTTGGCAAGATTGTGGCGCTTGAGAATACGGTCATCGCAAGCATGACTGCTGAGGATGTAACGGGCAATGCTTTGACCGCTGTCAACCTAAATGCAAGCTGTGAGTTTTGCGGCGTGATTACTAGCATCACGCTGACTAGCGGTAGCGTTCAAGCTTATAGGCTCTGATCATGGCAAAAGGATACGGCGGCGATTCTGCGGTTGATTACACAGTTGGTGCTGAGCTGATCACTGACACTGCTGCCCATACGGGGCGGTTCAACCATATTGATTTCTACGAAAACAGCACTGTCACTGCAATTTCTGCTGAAAATTACACCGGCAATACGTTCGTAGGTGAAACCTTTCCGGCAGGTTTTCATCTTGTCGGTGTGTTCATTAGCATCCAGCTTCAGAATGGGGCATGTGTTGCCTATAGGATCTAATGTCCCTAGCCACTTCACTGCAGAAGGTTGCTAAGAAGGTAATCACCAAGTTCGGCGGTGCCGTGACATTCCGTCTAATAACGCTTGGGACGTATAACACTGCAACGGGCAAGGTTGCTGAAACGCAGAGCGACACCACATTGCAGGGCGTGCTTCAGAATGTTACTGAACGTGAAGTTGGGGATTTGATTCAGGCTGGGGATAAGCGTCTAACGGTTGCGGCATTGGATTTACCTGCAGCGCCCAAGGTCTCTGATCGTGTTGTGATTGAGTCTGTCAGCTATCAGATCATTTCCGTTAGCACGGTTGAACAGGACAATAAGGCAATCACTCATGACCTGATTCTGAGAGGTTGATCATGACACGCACAATCAAGCTTTCTCAGATTGGAGATTATGCAGAGGAGCAGTATGAAAAGCTGCTGCGTGTTGCTGTCTTGGAAACTGACAAACGCCTAAAGGCGTCAAGCCCTGTTGACACTGGCAGGCTTCGCGCTAGCTGGCAGATTGGGGAAAATACTGCATCGGGTGGGGTCAAGCCGCCTGGGAACTATCCAGATATGGTGTTGAGCAGAAAAACAGTTCATGGCGCCCTGCCGCCTGATCGCCTGAACTATTCCAAGGAAAAGCTAGGCAATGTCTACAGTATCCACAACAACCTGCCCTACGTTGAGCCCGTCTTGATGGGTGATAATTTGCCGCGATCTTGGCAAGGCCGTTGGCGGTCTAAAGATGATCAAATTGAACGCGGCTATCCTTTGGTCATTGCAAAGGATATGCAAGCCTGGATTAGGCAACAAGCTGACAAAATCGGGCGGACATCATGACCAGCACTTACAACGACATCCGCGCCATCATTGAAGGCAAAGTTGCGGAAGAAATGGCCAACCCAGCGCCATACCCGGTAGCTTTTCAAAATGTCCCTTTCACCCCACCCAACAATTCACCTTGGGTTGAGTGCGCCATCACCTTTGGGGATAATAGTTACGCAACACTTGTTGGCCCGTCGCCAGGGTTTAATCAGCACAATGGCCTTGTCCTGATCAATGTTTTTAGCCCAATTGGTGTGGGGTCTGGTGAAAACTATGACATTGCTGAACGCCTGAAAGATGTCTTTGACCGTCAGACGTTTAGCGGCATTATTTTTGATGCGGCATCAGGGCCAGCGCAAGTTCTGCCCGGTGAACCTGAGTCGTATTTTCAGACCCGGTTGAGCATCACTTTTGAAGCCTATTTAGAATAAGCCGGAAGCCACTACCGTTCAAAACTATGGCTACTGTTCTGTCCGGTACGTCCGGCGCACTTTATTACAAACCTGCAGGCACTTCAGTCACCACCCTTGAGGCGACTGATTTTCCTGCAAGGGGTTCTGACATTCAGGTTGGAACTGATCTTGGTTTTCAGGTCAATGATCCTGTGACCTTGGCATATCCTGGCGGTGCAACCACCACCAACGCGATTGCTGCTGGTGATTATTACGTCCTGACCTACAACTCTTCCACTGGGGTCATGACCATCAGCTCCACTGAAGGGGGTGCCGCTGAAACTGCAACCGCTCAACCTAGTGGTTTTGGTAGCAGCTTTGCAAGCATCACTTACACCGCGCCTGCCGTGGTGGGTTCAGTGCGTGATTGGGCTTTTGAGATCACCCGTTCTGAAATTGATGTCACCACCATTGGACAGACCTTGGGCGGTACTGTCCCGTTCCGTGAATACATCACTGGTTTTGCAGACGGTACTGGCTCTGCCACTGTCTACACCACCGACGATGACACCGCACTGTCTAGCCGTCTGATTGAAGACGTGCTTCTGCGTCAGCAGCAAGGCGCAACCATGAAGCTGTACGTTGACCGCGTTCTGGTTAGCGGTGTTGTGGATGACACCCAAAGCCGTTCCATTGAAGTTCCCGTTGTGCTGACTTCTGCCAGCTTGAACGTGAACCCTGACGACGGTCAAAGCGTGTCTGTCAACTTCCGTCCTAGCGCAGCACCTTCTTTTGACTTCAGCAAGTCCTGATTTGATTAGTGGTGGCTTTAGTCCCCGGCTTGACCGGGGATTTTTTTATGCTTAGGATATATCTAACTTCCTCATTTTTATGGCCGCAACTTCTGGGCGCATGAATGCTCTTGACCGGCTCAAGAAAGCAGCAAACCTAGCCCCAGTCAAAAAGGTTGTGGTGCTGAGCAATGGTGATGAATTTGAGTTTTGGCGTACACCGCTGACAATGGCAGAGCGTGAACGCGCTCAAAAAGGCACGGGTGATGATGTCAACGCTTTTGCGTTGCAGTTGTTTGTGCAGAAGGCAACGGATGAAAACGGGCAACGTCTGTTTCAGATGGGGCACATTGCCGAGCTGAAGAATGACGTGCGTGATGCTGACTTGCAAGCATTGATGCTTGCTGTGATCAGTGAAGACTCTGACCAGGACGTTGACCTAAAAAACTAAAGCAGGAGCTGAAACGGGATAACCTGTTACGGCTCCAACTTGGGGTGGCAAAAGAGCTTGGCTACACGCTGCAGCAGCTTAATCAGTTGATCACGATTGATGAGCTGTTTTTGTGGTCAGCTTATTTTGAGCTGTTGAATGAAGAGCAGGAAGCAGAAATGAGGAAAGCCCGTCGCCGTTAGACTGCATCTAGGTTTTAGGTTGTGGTCGTGGGTGTTATCGCCAACGTAGGGATCAACGTTGACTCACGCGGCGCACAAGACAAGCTGCGTCAACTTGACAGCCAAGCAAACAAGACGCAGCAGGCATTTCAGAATCTTGGTGCTACTGCAGCAAAAATTGGAGCAGCTCTTGGCCTCATCCAGGCGGCTAAGTTCGTTTTTGTTAAAACAGCAGAACTTGAAAGGCAGACAAAAAGTCTTGAGGTTTTAACTGGGTCACTTCAAAATGCAAAAAACATCATTCAAGATTTGCAGCAATTTGCTGCTGTAACGCCGTTTACAAGCTCTGACCTTATTGAAACGGCGAAGCGTCTTAAGGCGTTTGGCGTTCAAACAGAAGATCTAGTTGATACGACAAAACGGCTTGGTGATGTCGCTGGTGCAACAGGCGCTGAATTAAGTGGTATTGCAACTGCTTACGGTCAAATCCAAGCAAAAGGCAAGCTTCAGACTGAAGAATTGCTGCAGCTGCAAGAGCGTGGAATTGACATTGCTACGGGTCTAAAAGAAACCTACAAGCTGACAGGAGAAGAGTTCAGCAAGGCATTACAGAAAGGGCAAATCAGCGCAAAAGCCGTTGAATTTGAGCTTAAAAAGCTGACAGACACGGGCGGCAAGTATGCAAACGGTGCGATTGCACAATCAGAAACTTTATCAGGCAAATTGAGCACAATAACGGACAATATAGAAACTCTTGCTAGGACAATTGGCCAAGTTCTTGCACCTGTCATCAGAGATGTTTTTGACCAAGCAATTGCGGCATTAGACGCAATCAATAGGTTGCTAGCGTCTGGGCGTGGTGGTGGGTTTAATAGAGCAATTGGAGCGATTGGAGTTGGAATAACTGCTGGATTTACCACTCAAGCTGTAGATAATGTTGAAAAACTGCTTGGCCAACTTTCTTCGCAGAAAAACAGAACCGGAATTGAGCAAAATATCAGTGCGCTGAATCGTTTGAGCATTCAGCTTAAAAGAATTTCGGCAACTGACCCCAATGCAAGCAGAGCCGTTGCCCTTCAAGGCCAAATTATGCGCCGACAAGCGCAA